ATTCCATCAAAGCCGCCAACAATGATGCCAAGGCGTTCCCGCATCAGGCTAGCATCAAAATCTGTGCCATGTGTCAACATCACCCGACTTGGTGCAGCCTCAGTATCAGCCGCAGAAAGGGTGTTATTGCAGACCACCCGAATACTGGTGAATTGACCAATGGTGGCTGCTGATCCATCAAATGAGGTGCTGAGAAGCAAATAACCTTTCACGGCATCATCATTCAGGACCACGGCTTCTTTGTTGACATTTGCCAATGCCCAGATGCGCTTACCGCCTTTGATTGCCCCGGCAACTTCAAGAGTAAAACCAGCCGATTGCACAAGCGTATTGAAGAACTCCAGGACATCTGCTGGTTGGTGAATTTTGTATCGGTCTGAGACAACACCAAGTGGAGTCTTTGTGTCATTGCGAAAGATGACATTTTTATTTTCAACCTTTTGAGGTGCAGCAAGACCTTCAGGCCAAAACATTACAGGAGAGACCTGTGCCTCCCAATCAAGTCCAGCCTCAGTGCGCCATACATCAATGGGTGCATCTTGGGTCAACTGTTGACCAAGGCCATGCCAAGGAGTTTTGTTTGCGTAGGCAATTTCTGCTTTGCCTGTGATCGCATTGTTTTCAATTAAGTGAGCCATAATTTTTCCTAAAGATGGGGCCGAAGCCCCGTGGGTTGATTAAGCGTTTGCCAGTTGTTGGATGGTGGGGAGTTTCAAAAAGCAAGCATCAAGAACACCAGCGTGAAGTGTTTGACCATTGCTTGTCGTATAGGTAAGTTCAACCGAGAAGTGGTTGACTGCCTCCACCGTGTAAACGGTTGCATCTGGAAGGTCGGTAGCTACCACCTTGATGCCTTTGTAAAGTTCCTGAGGTTTCATGATTTCTCCAAAAAGACCCTTATGCAAAATTGCTAGGGCATGGTCACATTGTATAGGGTTCTAAACAGTTATGCATCTTTCACGAAAATATTTTTATTAGGACTTTCCCTAATACGATTGCCCACTTTGTTTAGTAAAATGCACCGATGTCTAAAGATGATGCAATTTTTAAAGCTGGATCACAAGCTGCCCTTGCAAGGTTACTTGGTGTGACTAGGGGAGCTGTTTGTCAATGGAAAAAGTTGCCAAAAGGTCGGCTGTACCAGCTCATGGTCATAAAACCTGAATGGTTTGTGAAGATATAATTTTTTGAAACCCAGCTAGGCAAGGAGTAGCTACCTTGCCGAAAAGTGAACTCCCCACCTGCTGACGTTTCTTTTCAGGGAGTTTTGCGGAGATGCCTTGTGCACTACTACACATTTAACATCGGTGATTACCGAGGTGCAACTGCACACCTTTCAAATGAGGAAGACCTTGCGTATAGAAGGCTCCTTGATATGTACTATGACACCGAGCAAAAAATCCCACTTGATACCCACTGGGTTGCCAGACGCATCCGAGTGGAGGCCTTTGTCATTGTGGATGTCTTAAACGATATGTTTGAAAAACATGAAGATGGTTGGTTTCATGCTCGCTGCCATGAGGTGATTGGTCACTATCACGCTATGGCAGAAAAGAACAGGGCAAACGGGAAACTTGGTGGAAGGAAAAAGAACCCAGTGGGTAACCCAGTGGATACCGACTCGGAACCCATCGCTAAGGCAACTAATAACCAAGAACCAATAACCAATAACCAAAGGAATACCAATATATGTCCACCAGATGGTGAACCTGAGATGGAGTTGCCTGATTGCAAACACACAGAAGTCATTGGCCTGTATCACCAGCATTTGCCTACATTGCGTAAGGTCGAAGTCTGGAATGCTGCACGACAAGGTTATTTGAGACAGCGATGGCGAGAGGTTGCGGCAGAACTCTCACAAGGCAAACAGATCCAAGCCGATGATGTTCTCACATGGTGGGCAGATTTTTTCAGGCATGTTGGCAGATCAAAATTTCTGACAGGAAAAGTCAACAGTAAAGAAGGTCGCGTGTTTACAGCAGACCTTGAGTGGATTCTCAAACCAAGCAACTTCGCAAAAATTGTAGAGGGGAAATACCATGGCACTAACTAATTTCAAACAGCAAACAAATAATCAGATTGACGAGACAGATCACACTTTGTGCAGCGTTCCTGGTTGTGGAAAACGATGGTCAGTTCACATGGAGGGTTACAGACCAATGTGCAGCGAACATCAGTGGGGCGGTAAAACTTTAAAGCCAAAGAAAAATCTTGCAGATGCTTTACAAGCTAAAAACATCGTGCAGTGGTATGACGACAAAGACGAGATTTATTGATGAACAAAAACCAAGCAAACCAACTATTGGACAAATTACGTGATGGACAAAAATTCAGTTTTGAACAAATCAGCGCCGCCCTTTTTGCCACTGGTGACTTACATGACCCAATGCGAGGCGAGAGAATGGAAGGAGAGGTACAAAATGAAGGTCAAAGAGATTGGCAAGCAGAACGCCCAGAACTGGTGGGCAGGTGTGAAAGCCGACATTCTGCGAATACGTGGACAGGCTGGTCACGATACCTTGATTGCGGAAATGAACAATGATGCAAATACACTTTCAAGTCGAGGGTGACCCAAAAGGAAAAGGCCGACCTCGTTTCAGCAGGGTTGGCAGCTTCACCAAGGTTTACACCGACAAACAGACCTTAACCTATGAGGCCATGATTGCTACTTTTGCCAAACAAGCAATAGGTGCGACAGAGCCTCTTAAAACGCCCGTGAGCGTGTTTTTATACGTAAGACTTCCAATTCCACAGTCTTACCCCAAAAAGCGCAAGGAAGCGTGTTTAAACGGCTCTGAGATGCCTTGCAAGAAGCCAGACATCGACAACATTGCAAAAACCTACCTAGATGCAATGAATGGGGTTATTTTTGTGGATGACACCCAGGTCATTGATTTGCACGTGAAAAAGGTCTACGCAGAAAAAGCTGGCGTTGATGTCATGGTGATGGAGTCCGCATGAAACCAGAACAAGCAGCGGAGACAATCCGTCAGATTGCACCAGCTTACGGTGAAGCCAAAGCGCAACGGGTGTACCTTGAAGAATTCAGGAAATCCAAAAAAGCCCTGCTGATGAAAGACGCACTCAAACTTGGCGTGGAGGCAGCAAACGCCCAGGAACGTGAAGCCTACGCAGATCCGGCCTACCACCAGTTGCTTAAAGGGCTGGCGCTGGCAGTTGAACAAGAAGAAACCCTGAAGTGGCAACTGGAAGCAGCAAGGCTAGACATTGAAATCTGGCGCACACGTGAAGCCACCAACCGAATGCAAGACAGGGCACACCAATGATCCCTAAACACCCCTACGTCAGAAGCAAAAAACTACTTAAACTGGTGGCAAGTCTTGACTGTCAACTGTGCGGGTCAGGCGTTTGCGTTCAGGCAGCACACACAAACTGGGGTGGCGGCAAAGGCCGGGGCATCAAGGCTGATGACAATCTCACGGCTGCTCTGTGCATGAGTTGCCATTACGACATTGACCAAGGAGCCAAGTGGTCAAAAGCGGAGAGGCAACTAGCATGGAACGTGGCGCACCATAAAACAGTGCAATTGTTAGTGGACACAAACCAATGGCCTGTTGACATACCTATACCTGAAATAGCACAATGCTAGTGCTGACAAAGCAGTTGCCAGCTTTTGGGGCTTCGGCCCCGTTTTTTAAGGAGTAACCGTGAAAACCCTAATCACAATCGCAGCCTTGCTGCTGTCTTTTGCAATCCAAGCTCAAACTACCACCAGATGCGTAAAAAATTGGGATGGAAGCGTCACCTGCACCACAACTCGCAATGGTGGTTTTTGAATGACAAATCCAGCGGACAAAGTTCAAAAATGGGCCACTGACAAACTCATACCCTACGCACGCAACGCCAGGACGCATTCAGACGAGCAGATCAGCCAGCTTGCTGCAAGCATCAAAGAGTGGGGTTGGACAACGCCAGTGCTGGTGGATGAGGATGGCGGCATCATTGCAGGGCATGGACGCACACTTGCGGCACAGAAGCTGAAGATGACCGAGGTTCCTGTGATGGTGGCAAAAGGCTGGTCAGATGCAAAGAAAAGAGCTTACATCATTGCTGACAATAAACTTGCCCAAAATGCTGACTGGGATAATGCAATGTTATCCCTGGAGCTTGAAGAACTTGATGGTCTAGGTTTTGACATTGACCTGACTGGCTTTACACCAGAAGAAATTTCTGAGCTTTTGTTGCCTGATGTTGATGATGAACAAATTGATAATAGTAAGTACACAAAAAAAATAGATGCCCCTGTTTATTCACCATCTGGTGATTGTCCGGCTGTCAATGAGCTTTACGATAAAGTGAAATACGAACAGCTAACGGCAAAAATTTATCAAGACCCTGAAATCAAGTCAGAGGTAAAAGACTTTTTGCTGGCTGCGGCAGCAAGACACATACGATTTGACTTTGAGCAAATTGCTGAATTTTATGCACACGCAGATCCTGACTTGCAGCAACTCATGGAAGACAGTGCACTGGTCATCATTGACTTTGATAAGGCCATTGCGAACGGTTACGTAAAGCTTTCGCAAGCTATCAGTGATGTTTACGCAGGCGAGAAGGGCGAAGAACATGATGCCTAAAACCTTTGCTGTTTTTATCTTGACACATGGAAGGGCAAACAATGTTTACACCTACCAGACCCTTCGCAAAAGTGGCTACACAGGCAAGATTTACCTGATTTGTGACGATGAGGACAAACAGCTTGATAAATACAAAGAGGTTTACGACAAAGACTCTGTCATTGTTTTCAACAAACAAGCGGCTATTGATGCCACTGATAGCGGAGATAACTTCAAGAAACGCAACAGTGTGGTGTACGCAAGAAATATCAGCTTCAAAATTGCAGCAGATCTCGGGCTGACACACTTTTGGCAACTGGATGACGATTACACAAGGTTTGATTACTCAACCAACGAGGAAATGCAATACATTACATCCGAAAACAAGATTGGCAACCTTGACGATGTGCTTGTCGCACTGATAGAGTTTTTGGACACAACGCCATTTCATTCAGTTGCATTTGCACAGGGTGGTGACTTCATTGGAGGCGAGGGTTGCGTTCTACTCAGCAAGATGCGAAAAGATGAAATTTACCGCAAGGTAATGAATTCTTTTATGTTTCGAGTAGATCGTCCGGTAGAGTTCATGGGCCGCATCAACGAGGATGTGAACATGTATGTCGAATGGGGCAGACGTGGCAACCTTTTCATGACCACACCCCAGTTACGCTTGCAGCAAGTCGTTACGCAGCAAAACGCAGGTGGATTGACTGAAATCTACCTTGACCTTGGCACGTATACAAAATCGTTCTATTCGGTGATGTACGCACCATCGTGTGTGAAAATCTCAGAAGTAGGCACAAACGACAAGCGAATACACCATCAAGTATCATGGAAGCACACTGCGCCCAAGATACTGAGTGAGGAGCATCGCAAGCCAAGGCTGCTGTCACGCATTACAAGCACAGTCAAGTAAACGCAGAAAACCAACCTTTCGCGGAGGTTACATATGAAGAAAAGTACTGAAAATTCCACCCGACTGCCTAAAAAAGAGGCAGATGAGCCTAAAAAGAATGGCGGAGCCAGAGAGGGTTCTGGCAGAAAGCCATTTCTGCCGACAGATTCAGAGCGCAAACAAGTTGAGGCCATGTCTGGTTATGGTGTGCCATTTGAGCAGATTGCCGCCCTTGTTCGTGAGGGAATCGACATTGATACGCTACGAAAATACTTCAGCGCAGAGTTGGTGAACGGCAAAGCCAAAGCAAACGCACAAATTGGTAAGGGCATTTTCCAAAAAGCAATGGCTGGTGATACCACTGCACAGATTTGGTGGTCAAAGTGCCAGATGGGCTGGAAGGAAACCCACAAGCACGAACTGACAGGCGCTGATGGACAGCCGCTTGAATTCACCAAGATTGAACGTGTAATCGTCAAGCATGCATAAAGTTTTGCAGCTTCAAACACCAGAATGGGCACAACCCTTGCTGGAGTCGGCACGCTACAAAGGCGCTTGGGGTGGGCGAGGCTCCGGCAAATCGCATATGTTTGCCGAGTTGATGATTGAGATGCACATCATGGATCAGAAGCGGCGTAGCGTTTGCGTGCGTGAGATACAGAAATCCCTGAACCAATCGGTAAAGCGGCTGCTGGAGACCAAGATTGAGGCCATGAACGCTGGCGCTTACTTTGAAGTCCAGGATTCGGTCATCAAGTCCAAGAAGGGCGATGGGGCCATCATCTTTCAAGGTATGCAGAACCACACCGCTGACTCAATCAAGTCGCTGGAGGGCTACGACTGCGCTTGGGTAGAGGAAGCCCAAAGCCTGAGTCAATCAAGCCTTGACCTACTGAGGCCAACCATCCGCAAGCCTGACAGCGAACTGTGGTTTACGTGGAACCCGAGGCAGCAGTCAGACCCTGTGGATTTCCTGTTGAGAGGCCCAGAGCCACCTGTGGATGCCAAGGTCATCAAGGTAAACTTTGGTGAAAACCCGTGGTTTCCACAAGTCCTCAAAGACGAAATGGAATACGACAAGCGGCGTGATCCTGACAAATACCAGCACGTTTGGATGGGTCAGTATTTACGGAACAGCAGCAGTAGGGTGTTCAAGAACTGGAAGATTGACGATTTTGAAGCACCGCCAGATGCGATCCATCGACTTGGCGCTGATTGGGGCTTTTCGATTGACCCGACAGTTTTGGTGCGCTGCCACATAATCGGGCGCACGCTGTTCATTGACTACGAAGCATACATGGTTGGGTGTGAAATCATCAACACGCCCGAGTTGTTCATGCAAGTGCCTGAGAGCGAACGCTGGCCCATCGTGGCAGATTCAGCCAGGCCCGAGACCATCAGCCACATGAAACGCAACGGCTTTCCCAAGATCATGACAGCCGTAAAAGGCCCAAAGTCTGTCGAGGAAGGCATTGAGTTTCTGAAAAACTACGACATCGTGGTGCACCCCCGCTGTATACACACGATTGACGAACTGAGCCTGTACAGCTACAAGTCAGACCCGCTGACGGGTAGAATCCTGCCTGTGCTGGAGGACAAAAAGAACCATGTGATTGA